CAGTTGCTAGCCAAAAAATACAAAGCTCGTGGCGGCGGGTATCGAGACTAAAATGCTTAAATCCCCTCAGAAATCGCTCAAAGATTGGACTAACCAATCTTGGACAACAAAGTCGGGGAAACCTTCGTCTAAAACTGGGGAACGCTATCTCCCAGAAGCGGCTATCAAGGCCTTGACTCCCGCTGAGTATGCAGCAACAACCAAAGCCAAACGTGCGGGCAAGGCAGCGGGTAAACAGTTTGTAGCGCAACCGAAGAACATTGCTAAGAAAACAGCGGGGTTTAGATAATGGCTACTTCGGGCACAACCGCGTTTAATCTTGACCTGACCGAACTGGTGGAGGAGGCATTTGAACGCTGTGGTGCGGAACTTCGTTCGGGATACGACCTTAAGACTGCTCGAAGGAGTCTTAATCTTCTGTTCGCTGATTGGGCTAATCGGGGTATTAATCTTTGGACAGTTGCTCAGTCTTCTATCACCCTTATTCCGGGCACTGCGACGTACAATCTCCCGGCTGATACCGTAGATTTGCTTGAGCACGTTATCCGTACTGGCGCAGGGAATTCGTCTACACAAGCGGACTTGACGATTACCCGGATATCTGTCTCTACATACGCCACGATCCCCAACAAGCTCAGTCAAGCTAGGCCGATTCAGGTCTACATCAACCGGCAAGCCCCCACGCCCAACATCACTGTTTGGCCCATCCCAGATGCTTCGCAGACCTACACATTTGTGTACTGGTACCTTCGCCGTATCCAAGACGCTGGGAATGGTGTGAACACAATGGATGTCCCGTTTCGTTTCATCCCCTGCATGGTTGCGGGACTGGCTTACTACCTGTCCATGAAGATCCCTAACGCTATTGAGCGCATGCAGGTGTTGAAGGCCCAGTACGATGAGGCTTGGGATTTGGCCTCTTCCGAAGACCGTGAGAAAGCGGCGGTGCGCTTCGTACCCCGCCAGATGTTTATTGGCTGATCATGGGTAACAGGTTTGCTTCCGGTAAGAACTCCATTGCGATGTGTGATCGCTGTGGGCAAAAGTTCAAGCTGACCGCGCTCAAGAAGGAAGTTATAAAGACCAAGACGTACAACCTGCTTGTGTGTTCGGTGTGCTGGGATCCAGATCATCCACAGCTTCAACTGGGTATGTACCCGGTTGATGACCCGCAGGCAGTGCGTGAACCTAGAAAAGATTTGAGCTACTACGCATCAGGTCTTACGGTACTTGGGACTCAGGGCGAAGGCAGTCGAGTATTTCAATGGGGCTGGAACCCGGTAGGCGGTGCCAGCAGTTTCGATACCTTGCTAACACCAAACGACTTGGTAGCACAGGGGATTGTTGGTACAGTCACGGTAGTGACGACATAAGGAGGCCGCATGGCTAAGGAAAATGGTAAGGCTGACATGGCCCAAGATAAGGCTATGGTCAAGAAGGCGGTCGGTAAGCACGAGCGAAACATGCACCCCGGCAAAACGCCAACCAAACTGAAAAAGGGTGGCCCTACGTCCGAAGACCGTATGCGGATGGGGCGCAATATGTCGCGTGCTGCTAGTCAAAAGACGGGTTGAATCATGGCTAAGTACAGTCAAAAAGAGGGCGGCAAGGAAGTCGGCGCTGCCAGCGTTTACGCGGAGCCGCACACCATGTCTGGTAAAAAAGTCGGGCCTGACGACTACGGTGTCAAGCCAACCATTCCCCGTAAAGAGAATTGGGTGCCGTTGGCGGGGGTTTCTATCGGCTGCAACCACGAGGTCAAGACTGACGGTATCCAGATGCGCGGCGCAGGCTGCGCCACTAAAGGCAAGGTGTCTAGGGGTCCGATGGCATGAACTATACGGCGCTTGTAAATGCGATAACCTCCTACACGGAGAATTCATTCGCTACTGCGGACATGAACACGTTCATCGAGCAAGCGGAGCAGCGCATTTACAACGCAGTACAGTTTCCGTCATTGCGTAGGAACGTGACAGGCGTTGTGACTGTAAACAGCCAGTATCTTGCTTGCCCGCTAGATTTCCTGTCGGTGTACTCAATTGCGGTCTTTCCTTCGGGAGGCGGGGACTATACGTTCTTGCTGAACAAGGACGTTAATTTTATCCGCCAAGCGTACCCCAACCCAACCTCTACAGGCATCCCTAAGTACTACGCCTTGTTTGGCCCAGACTCTACCAACGCCAAAGAACTTACGTTCATCCTTGGCCCTACGCCTGATTTGGCGTACAACGTAGAATTGCACTACTTCTTCTACCCGGAGTCTATTACAACGGTAGTTGGCGGGCAGACTTGGCTCGGGGACAATTTCGACATTGTTCTGCTGTACGGATCGCTTGTCGAAGCCTACACCTACATGAAGGGGGAGACGGACATGATGGCCTTGTATGAAGGTAAGTACAAGGAAGCCCTTGCACTAGCTAGACAACTGGGCGACGGTCTTGAGAGAGGCGATGCGTACAGGTCCGGGCAGTATCGTAAGAGGGTAACTTGATATGCCGATTGCCCAAACAATGACCACCAGCTTCAAGGTGGAGCTTCCCCAAGCGGTGCATAATCTGCTGACGGATTCCATCAAGATGGCGCTGTATACCGCTTCAGCTACGCTTGACGCTAACACAACAATCTACTCGTCTAGCAGTGAAGCGGTAGCGGCGGGTTACACCGCCGGGGGCATTGTGCTGACTGGTGTGACCATCAACTCCGCTAACAACACGGCGTATATCAGCTTCGACAACCCGGTTTGGAATGCTTCGCTTGTAGCACGGGGGGCCTTGATTTACAACGCATCGAAGGGCAACAAGTCTGTTGCGGTCCTTGATTTTGGGGCGGACAAGACATCCACTACTACTTTCACCGTCGCCCTCCCAGCAAACACAGATACCTCCGCAGTTCTTAGGATTGCGTAGAGCGCAGTATGGCTACTGCATGGACGCCCATTGCACAAGCCCAACTTGTACAGTGGATAAACGCAAGTAACAGTACCACACTGTGGAGCAACGCGGCTAGCGCAAATGTTGAGTGGGGTATTGGGATCAACGCGCAGTGGAGCGCTATTGCTAACGGTAGTACAACATGGACGCCCATTGCACAAGCCCAACTTATACAATGGATAAACGCAAGTAACAACATTACCCTGTGGAGCAATGCAGCTAGCGCAACCGTTGAGTGGGGGGTTGGGATCAACGCGCAGTGGGTTCCTATTGTTAACGGCAGTACGACATGGAATGTTGTTTACGAACTGCAATTTGTGCAGTGGTTAAATGCAAGCAATAGTGTTGTTTTTTGGCGCAATGCAGCTAATGTAAATGTTGAGTGGGGTACGAGCATCAATCCGCAGTGGACCCCAATCCAAACCTTGTAAATAACATAGACAGAAGACTACTATGGCCGTCCCAAACATATTTGCCTCTCAATCAGGAAGCATCCCTCTAGCGCAGTTGGACGCTAACTTTGCGACAAACATTACACTGGGCTCAACTACGTTACAGTTGGGGAACACGGTTACTACCCTGTCTGGTGTTACATACGCTGCCCCAATCATTACCGGCAACGCTTTGCCGTCTGTAAACAATGCGCAAAATCTGGGGTCGCCATCTTTTGTGTGGAACAATGTATACGCAACCACGTTTACGGGAGCGTTAGTTGGCACAGTTACTAATGGCGTTTACACCGTAGGTAATCAAACGATTGATGACGTAAAGACTTTTAGTTCCACAATTGTTGGCTCTATAAGCGGCAATGCGGGTACCGTTACGAACGGCGTTTATACGACGGGCGACCAAACAATTGGCGGTAATAAGACTTTTTCTAACAGCATAACCGGACCTATTGGCATTGCCGTTCAAAACGCGGGCTCGTTTACAACTGTTAATTCTAGCGGGCTCACGACGGCTAGTTCTCTGACTGTCACCGGCACCGGCACCTTTTCAGGCGCGGCAACATTTACCAACACCGTCGGTTTTACAGGCGTGGCAACTTTCACCGGAACGCCAACCGGGGCAGGACTGACCGCTCGATTTTCGACGCCGGGGCCTGTCGGTAACGCACTTGCCGACACGGGCGCTTTCACGACTTGCACGGCAACGACCTTCTCTGGTTCGGGCGCAAGCCTTACTAACCTTCCAGCAGGCAACCTAACCGGGGACGTTGCTCAAGCCAGACTTGCCACCGCCCTAAACGCGAGCGGCGCTGCCCCTATTTACGCTGCCCGAGCTTGGGTTAGTTTTAACGGCGCTGCAAACACAAACCTCTCAGGTACATATAGTCAATCAGGTACAACTGTCACCGTAACAGCCACAGCGCACGGGTTAATTGTGGGCAGTAGTATCAGTGTTGATATTACCACTGGTACAGGTGTAGATGGTATTTACACAGTTGCAACCATTACCGATGCAAATATATTTACTTATACGGCAGGTACCTCTCTCACGACAAGTGGCAACATTACGATACTACGCAACACTATTCGTGCTAGTGGGAACGTGTCAAGTATTACTGATAATGGTGCCGGAGATTTTACGCTCAACTTTACAACAGCCCTGCCGGATGCAAATTACAGCGTTGTTGGCTCAGCGAGTACAGCAACAGGAAATTTTGTTTGTGTTAGTGAGTACACGGCGACCACACGAACGGCATCTGTGGTTCGATTTACTGTTCGAAACGCCGGTAACACAGCATCTGATGTAGATTTTAATAACTTTGTAGTTTTTAGATAGTCTAGTGGGGCAAACATGAACCAAAGAATAATCTACTCCGACCCAACCACCGGCAACGTCTGCGTTGTTATCCCAACCGGCGAAATGACAATTCAAGATGTTGCAAAAGCAGCGGTTCCATCAGGCGTGGCGTATCAGATCGTTGACGTAAGCGACATCCCGACCGACAGAGCATTCCGAAACGCATGGAAACTGGAAGACGACCAGATCACAGAAGATTGGGTGAAGTCTGTTGAGATTACCAAGGAACGGCTAAGAGAAGAGCGCAAGCCGCTGTTTCAAGCCGCCGACGTTAAAGCCATGCGCGACATTGAATCGACCGGCGCTGTCAGTCCTGAGACTGCTTCGCTCAAGCAATCCCTGCGCGATGTCACCGCACTGGCGGATGCAGCCAAAAGCCGTGATGAGCTACTCGCGTTGGAGGTAGCCGCTTTTAACACTAATGCGTAAGCGGTACACTAAAGCCGCTTCTAAGGACTAACATGCCAGCAACCCCACTACTCGGCCTTGAACTCCCCACCGCTGGATCGCTCGTGGGTACTTGGGGAAACACGGTCAACGACGGAGTCACCTCGTTAATTGACACGGCTGTTGCGGGGTTTACCTCGGTTAGTACTGACGCAGATGTGGCGCTCACATCAGTGGCTGGCGCAGCCGATACTTCACGCGCAGCGATACTGCTCTGTACTGGCGCACGTACCGCAATCCGAACAGTTACTGCCCCGAATCGATCTAAGGTCTATGTCATTGTCAACGCTACGACTGGTGGATTTGGGGTCAAGCTGGTGGGTACAGGGCCAACAACCGGCATCACCATCGCCAACGGCGAAGAGGCAGTTGTTGCATGGAACGGCGCTGACTTTATTCGCATCGCAAACTATAGCGGCCCGTTTTTAGCGACAACAGGTACGTTTTCTGGGCTTCTTACTGTCACTGCTGGCGCTCAGACTACCCCCGTCACGGCCACACAAGTTGCTGGCGCAATCACCGTAAACTGCGCGTCGTCGAACGTATTTAACACGACACTGACGGCGAGTATTACGACCCCAACATTCTTGAACCCTAACGATGGTCAGACCATTAACTGGTTCATCACACAGGGCGGTAGCGGCAGTTATTCTATTACTTGGTCAGGTGTCAATACTGTCAGGTGG